AGACCGCCCCTTGCCGTGCCGCTTGCCCCGTGGCCGCTGTTGCTGTAGTAATTCTTGCGGGCATAGGGAGCGGTATAGACAAGCTCCCCTGAGCCTATCACCGTGCCTCTTATGCCTGAGCGGATAAGCTCGCCTGTGTCCTTGGGGGTGTACCTGTCGCAGCGCCTCAGGCATTCGCTGTCAATGAATTTCTGCGCAGACCCGCCCTGCGCCAGCCTGTGATTTATGCAGATCTGTTCAGCGCTCATGGGCTTGAAAACTATCATCTTATCACTCCTATCTTACTCCCAACATTATGTGCCGCATACTTCGGGACCCGAAGTTGTTCACCGTTATGCTGTGTACGTGCAGGCCGCTGTACAGCTCCTTGTCGGTGGGGTCATTCATTTCCCCGAAGAATATGTAGTCGCCTTTTCGGATATCGGCAGCGATGTCGGGGATAAATACCTTGGCAGTGTCGGCGTTTGCCTCGCCGTACTTTTGCACTTCATAGGCTCTGACCTCCTGCCACATACAGGGGAATGTGCCTGCCTTTAAGACAGTCTTTCCTGCCGTTCTGAAAACGGTGCATATGCCGTTGGTTATCATCACCCACACCCCCTGAACATCAGCTTCACGCCGTCCGCATAAACATTCCCCAGATATATCTTCACCGCATTGTACCTCGCCGAGGATACCTCTGTCAGGGATTTGTCGCCGTAGGTCACGGAATAGCTGCCTATGGTCTCGGACTTCACATCTGCCGCCCTGCCGCATGAATACATATCATCAGCGCAGGCGCAGCAGGCACGGCGTATCTTGCCGCCAATGTCATCGTCCGCAAGCATCTCAGGGGTTATCCTGTCGAATGTAACAGCGTCAATATAAGCAGAGGCAGGCTCCGCAAATCTTGCAAAGTCCGCCTCGCTCATGGTGCCGTGAAAAACCTCGCTGTAAAACTTGTAATCAGCGTATGCCATTCTCAGCTCCTTTGCCGACAATCAGGCGTGAGAGCAGTAAATGCCCGCAGCCTTGTTTTCGTAGGCGTCGGTGAGACCGTAAGCACGGTAGGAGAAGATGTATGCGTCCGCATCGGGGTTAGCGTCGGGGGAGATGACCTTGCTTACAGTATGCTTGCCAAACTGGATAACAGCAGGCTTGTGAACTATCATGAAGTTGATAGGCGCACCGCCTGCGGAGGTCTGCTTGTAGTACTTGCCTGCAGTCCAGACGGGAGCGCTGTTGCCCGTAACAGGGGAGTAAACGCCGTCGGAAACGGTGTAATAATCCTTGTAGTTTGTGCTCCAGTCATCAGGCTGGGAGGTTGTCACCTCATACACCGCCTCAGCTCTCTTGAAGCCTCCTATCTCCTCACCGGAAGATGTGCCGTTGAGCAGGGAAACAGCAGTCCAGAAGCGTGACTGAGGTACCTTGATAATGCCCGCAAAGCCCTCAAGCACAGATTTGGAAACATAGCTGTAAAGGCTCTGAGCCGCATTGTAAAGGGTGGGTGTAACAAAAAGATATCTGCCGTCCGCAGGGACTTCCGCCTCGTCCAGTACGTTCACGCCCTCTCTTACCGAATCCATGAACGCCTCAGCACCGCTGATGGTCTCAGTCTTTGAACCGATTCCGTTGATGGCAGCGTAAGAGGCAAAGCGCACAGCGTCCATTTCGGGAACAGCCTTGGTGCGGATAAATTCGCTTGCAAGCTTGCCGAACGCCAGACCCGCAGTTTCCTCGTTGTCCATAGCGTCAACGCTGAACTTGCGTCCTCTGTCGTAGTTGAACTTCACGGTCTCGTTGGTGATCTCCACATTGCCCTGAACATAGCCGCCGTTGCGGGAGTAGTCGGCCAGACCGTCCATGCTTATCTTGGGGATAATGATCTCGTTTGCGTTTGCGCCTGCCTGCACAAGGGAGCCGTCCATATCCAGCACGGAAGAGCAGGAAGCAGCCTTGTAAACATCGTCCAGCAGGTCAATGTACTTCTTGAAAAGTGCAATAGCATTTGCCATGTAAATTCCTCCTTTTAGTGTATAAAAATAGCCTCGTTCATCTCAAAGATAAACAAGGCTCATCTCTTGCTTTGTTCATGCCGTCCTCCTTACTTTGTGGCGAGAGGGGGAAGCCCCATAACAGCCCTTGCGGCGCTGTCGTCCGCCTGACCGCCCGAACCGCCGCCTGTGGGACCCATGTACTTAGGCACAGGCTCGCTGCTCTCGAAAAGAAAGTCGTTTTCCTTGGCGATCTTGTCCAGCTGCTCCGTGAGACCGACTATCTCGTTGCCCGCAAGCTTCAAGCCGTCCATGTTGAGCAGCGCCTTTACGGCAACAGCATTTCTGGGCTTGCGCTCTGAGAGCTTGCCCTCCAGAATGTGGTCAAACTGCATCTTTTCCAGCTTTGCGGCACTTTCCTTCTGCGCCACCGCAAGCTTTTCCTTGTAGTCGTCGGCAGTCTTTTTAAGCCCCTCATAGTCCAGCTTGCCGAACTCCTCTATCTGCTTGTTGGCGGCACTGAGCTGACTTTTCACGTCCTCGTAGTCCCCGAACTTTGCGGAAACTCCGTCGCAGTCCTTTTTGTTCTCCGCAAGTATCTGCGAGGCGTTTTCCTCGGATATACCGAGCTTGGTAAGAAATTCCTTGGTCATTGTTTTTCCTCCTTGTGATATAAAAAAAACGTCTATGCCCGAAGGCATAAATGCTTAATTACGATATTGGATTTATTTTGCGCTCATATTCCTGCACGGCCAGGTAATTCTTAAACATATTGATAGCTTTCTTTATAAGCACATTGTTCAGGTAGTACCTAAAATCATCATTCATAGTAATACCAATTTTCTCAGCTTGGGCGATTATCTCAGCTTCATAGCAGCTTAATTCTGCCTGAACCTCCGGATGTTCATTGTACCACTTCACGAATTTTTCCTTCTCATGAAGTCTTTTAAGAAAAACATTCTCGTGAAATATTATAAAGCGATTGCCTTTTACATATGTTTGTTCTAAAAGCTTGCCTTCCACATTATCACCTCGATTTACAAAAACAGCGCACACTTTTCGGGTGTACGCATAAGAAACTAAGATATTTGAGTGAACTCTGCAAATCCCATTTCCGATAATTTCTCAAATGCTTTTTCAACATCGGCAATAAATTCTTCTGCCATTTTAGTATTATCGAAATCTGCTGTTTTTTCTTCCATTGGTGTCACGTCCTTTCATCTTGACATAAAAATAGCGCATATGTTACCGACAAAAATGTCGTGAACATACACGCTTGTGTGAGTATAAAAAATTGCCCTACTAAGTAAGGCAATCAGTCGATAAGTTCGATTTCTTCAACATCTTCTTGCAGAAATTTATATCCTCCAACACCTATTGCCCAGCAGGCAACTTCATTTGAATCCTCGTCTTCGTGATATCCCATACAGATCCCCTCATATACAGTTCCGTCAGTTGTGGTCACTCTGACCTTCTTTTTTTTATAAAAAGCATCAGCATCATCAACTGCTTTACTCCATTTTTCAAAACTTATCACTTGATTATCACCTCATTAAAACAGGAAAAATGTGCGCACCTTTGTTTTCATCATATTTGATCTGAACTCTGTTAGTAGCCTCATATTTACCTGTCTTTTTATTGTAAGTACGACCGGCTTCAAATGGCAAAGTAATAAACTCATCGGGATACTTGTTATTGCCTCGGAATTCATAATGATCACCCGTTCCCGCATACCTGTTTATTAAATCCTGCGGGTCAAGACCCTTTGCAAGTATGCTTCTGGGGGTTACTTTTCCGCCTGACTGCACAGCTTGCTTGACCTGATTTTTCCAAACCTTGCCGTTTACGTGCTTGGACTGATTTTTGGTATCCACGGAAGTATTGACACTGCCGCTTGCAAGAGCATTTCGGAAGCTGTTGACCTTTAAGCCTATTGTAGCATCTCCATTGCCTAAAGTCAACATTTTTTTGTATTCGGCTGCACTTCTGCTTGCCTGACTGTGACCAAATCCCCCGACCTGGGCCCTTTCGTTCCTCAAAGAAAGCCCCGCAGCCTTGGAAAATCTTCCGTACTCCTCTTTCTGCCTCCTGAGAAGCACCGACTTTTCCGTGAACCTGTCCTTATCGTCCGTGGCATCAGCCGCAAGTATCTCTCGCTTGGTCTTGCGCATTGACCTCTCCATAGCCCTCTGCCGCTGGGTCGCCTCGTAATAGGTGTAGGTCTTGCCGTTGTATTCAAAGGGCGGCGGGTCGATGCTTTTAAGCTCCTCTTCCGTATAACTTGGTTCGGAAATGCCCTCTATAACAGGGTAAAAGTCGTGTCGGCAGTTGGCGCCTTTAAGACCTGTCACCGTGCCGTAGCCCGTCACAGCCTTTAGAGAGGGATATTTCTTTGATTTCCCCGAAAGGGAATACCACTTGCCCTGCCACTGGGCGTGGTCGGGTCTTGCACCTGCGTGAGCATCGACCTCCACAATGTCCGTGTCAAGCTCCGCCGCATTGTGTTCCGAGACCTTGCCAGTCATTTGCGAAAGCCCCGTAAGAACAGCCCTGCGGGCAGCCACATCAGCGTGACACCTTACCCCCGAAGCATAATCCACAAACTGCAAGCCGCCCTCTGTGAGCCGTCTCGTGGCGTTCCTGACCGCCGTGTTGTGATCTACAGCACCCGTCATCACCTGCATATACGCATAGTCGAGACAGTCCCTGTAAGCCTCCGCCGCATCGTGAAACCGCACCTGACCGTTTGACCCACGGTAGGAAAATCCCATGGATTGCGTAAAGTTTCGCAATTCTCCCTTGGTCTGGTTCACGCTGGCAGTTACCGCCTGCTGAAAGAAGGCGTTGTATTCATAAGGCGTGTAGCCGACATTCGCCTGCGCATATGCTTTTTTATAAAACTCGTCGGAAGTCTGGGCAGCGCCAAAGAATAATCGGTCAACAGTCTCATCGGAAAGCTCCGAATATTCGGATATCTTCTGCTTGATGTACTCCGTTCCCGCACCCAGCTCACGAAGCCGCAGCACCTGATGCTCTGCGCTGTCGGTAAGATATCCCGCCTTTGCTATCCTGCGGCATATGTCGGCGATGATATCCTCCTCGAGCCTGAGAAAAAGCTCCTCCAGTTCCGCAGGCGCTCCCTGCAA